AATAAAAATGAGGGGCGACTATTATGGCTTTTACAAGAGAAGAAAAAACAGAAGAATTAACTGCGGCTAGAAAACTGGAGTTGGATATGAAGAAAAATCCGGAAAAGTATTTTACCGGCCCGGGCAGCCATATCCGCGACCGTATTATCATTAACCAGACTCCCGACATTCCGTCAGAGGGTGTTTTTATTTCCCTTAACGGATTTGCTTATTTAGCCAAACCGGGAGTCGAAATAGATATCCCGAGACCTGTTCGTACCATGCTGGATACAAGAATAAAAACGGACACTATCCAGATTCAGAATCCGGATGGAAATTATAAGTCTCAGGGAAGAGATATGCCCAGAATTACTTATATACTAATCAAAGAAGATGTCGGCAGGGAAGAAGTCCCGGCAACGGAGCAAACATGACAGGAAGAGAATTGATTGCCCATATGCGGGAAAGCGTGCTGGATGATGTGTCCATACCCTATTTATGGCCGGATACGGAACTCCTTCGTTTTCTCAATTATGGTGAAGTTCAGGCATGCCGCCGGGCGCATCTGATCATTGATGCAACCACGTCTGATGATTCGGGAACAGCCGCAACCGCTTCAACAGCTGGGCAGAAATCTCTGTGTGTTCTTCCTGTTATAGCTGATCAGGGGGTATATCAACTCAGTCCCAAAATCCTGCAAGTCAAACGATGTCAGTTAAAATCTATGACCTGGCCTCTTCGCGGCCCTCTTCATTATCCTCAGGTTGATGAAGAATTCAACGCCTGGTGGGGAACCAGCGGAACGGTGGGCACATGCGGTAGTGGCGGGTATCCTGACGCATTTCTCAATGAGCCGGGTAATACCATAACTTTTATCTTTGCTCCATCATCCAACGATACTGCCTATTTGGTCGTATCTCGTCTTCCGTTGATGTCATTTACCATGCAGACCTCTCCGGAAATAGATGAAAAATATCATATCGACCTGTGTGACTGGGCGGCGAAGTTGGCGTTTTCCAAACCGGATTCCGACACTTTAAATCTTGTCCTGGCCAGACAGTACGAAGACAGTTTTACAGCAAAATTCGGCCCGCTTCCCGATGCTTATTCCGACCGCATGAGGAAAACATTACCCATGATGGGACGAATGAGGAGTCGGGAATTCGGCAGTTAGGAATAAAATTAACCCCTCATAAAGGAGGACTTTTCAAAATGGCAATTGTAAAAATTAAAAAACTTATTGAAGATCTTGAAAGTGGATCAACTCAGGTTCTTTCCAGTATCGGAATGGTGGCCACCACGGCTAACTATGCCGGAACCGCCAGGTATGCAAACTCTGCGGGTTCGGGGACATCGGGTACTTCCGGCACCAGTGGAAGTTCAGGAACATAAGTATTATAACAATTTAATTATAAGGGAGGGGGACAACCAACGCTCCTCCCATTATTAACCCCTCTGGATATTTTTCCTCTGTTTATCCGGATACAAAAAAAGGTGAGCGGCACCTAAACAACGCAAGGAGGATATTGTGGCTAAAATAACAACCATATCAGTCTTTAAAAATCAAAATTTAAATTCTGGAACATCTTGCGTATCAGATAAAATAGACCTCAGATATATCGCCAATAATGGCAATTTTGCCTTGGCTACCAATATAATGAATGGCACGGCTGCTACCTGCGGCACCACATCATTCACCTATTCCGGCTGCGCGTTGGAAGATGGAACTTTTATTACTCCATCTAAAGCGGTGGCGATTGGCACATTCGGAACCGCCGGAAGAGATATTCTTACCTTCGAACCGGAAATAATGCCTTTTATTAAAATAATCGCCAATCAGACCGGGGGAACTGCCGGAGGAAATAACAGCAAATTCGATGTGGAATTGATTGTCCAGTAGGATTGGTAGAAGAACCAGTTGACGCGAAAATAAACTAAGGGAAGTGTAAAGATGGAACGGGAATCGATTAAGGAAGCTGTTAAGGAAGCATTATACGAAGAATTAAAGTCGTTCTACATTGACCGTGAAACTCACTACAAGCAGCATGAGTGGTTAGCGTCGATGATGATTTACAGTGAAACGTGTAAAAACGTAGTGCTAAAAACTTTGATTACACTGGTTATTAGCGGATTGGCTGGCTTAATGTACCTAGGCTTCTGCATTAAACAAGGTGGAAAGTGATGGCATATAAACGTCTAAGTTTAACCCGTGGAAATTCGCATACTTACGGAGTAACCTTCAAAAACTCTGCCGGTATTCCCTATAATATTAAAAACTGGGTATTAAAATTTACTCTCAAGACTAATTATGACCTTCCAGACTCTGAAGCGTCTCTTCAAAAAATAGTTACTTCATTTGACGACACAACATCCGGGACATCCGGCAGCGCTCAGATTTCTCTTGTTCCATCCGATACAATCAATCTGGACGTTGGAGTTTATGATTATGATATTTCTGTAACAACTGGTTCTGCCAATGAATTTATAACTGTAATGAAAGGCAGATTTGACCTTGAATATGGAGTTACAAAAACTCCAGGAACTGCGGGGACAGCGGGAACAGCGCCATGAGTGATACTGATATAATCGTAACAATAAGTGATGCCACTGATATTAACGTTATACTGGATAATGTAGGATTGTCCGGGTCTTCCGGCACCAGTGGGACTTCTTCTTTTGGGAGTTCCGGCACCAGCGGGACGTCTGGAGTAGATGGAACATTTTTGGGAACTTCGGGTAGTTCAGGAACCTCAGGTAGTCCAGGAATAAATGGAATAGATGGAATAGATGGAATAAATGGAACATCCGGTTCATCGGGTAGTTCAGGCAGTTCAGGCAGTAGCGGCACCTCCGGCACCGGCACCAACGGCACATCAGGCACTTCCGGCACATCAGGTAGTTCAGGCTCTTCAGGAACAAATGGTGTTTCCGGGTCTTCCGGTTCCAGCGGCACAAGTGGCACAGGGAGTCCGGGAACTTCAGGAACTTCAGGCAGTTCAGGGACATCCGGGATTGGAATAGATGGTTCTTCCGGTAGTTCTGGAACCTCAGGAATTGGTGTAAGCGGTTCGAGTGGCACGTCGGGTAGTTCTGGGACCTCAGGTATTGATGGTTCATCTGGAACGTCCGGCACCTCAGGAACTGGTGTAAGCGGCTCTTCCGGTACTTCCGGTTCGAGTGGTATCTCCGGTTCGAGTGGCACATCAGGCACCTCAGGGGTAGATGGAACATTTTACGGCAGCAGTGGTACCAGTGGTAATTCCGGCAGTTCAGGAACCAGTGGAACCTCAGGTATATCAGGTACATCAGGAACTTCCGGCGTGGGTTCTTCAGGCACATCAGGTATAAATGGAAGTTCCGGCACGTCAGGCAGTTCGGGAATTGGTGGGTCTTCCGGCAGTTCAGGTACGTCAGGCACCTCAGGATTAGACGGTACATTTTATGGCAGCAGCGGTACTTCCGGTTCCAGCGGGTCTTCCGGTACCAATGGGGTAGACGGCACAAATGGCTCCAGCGGTACCTCAGGTAGTTCGGGGTCACATGGCAGTTCAGGCACCAGTGGTTCCAGTGGAAGTTCAGGGAGTTCGGGCACTGGTGTAAGTGGTTCTTCAGGAACGTCTGGCACCTCAGGAGTAGACGGTACATTTTACGGTAGCAGTGGCACCAGTGGCAGTTCCGGCACCAGTTCCGGCACTAATTACTTAGGCGCAGGTTCTATCGCCGTATCAGGAACATCGGGAACCTTCTCTCTTGATTTTTCACAGGGGAACGGTTTCTACGGAACGGCTAATTTATCAGGGATGAAAGTTGCTTTCTCCAATCCGGCGGACGGTCAGGTTTACCGTTTCGCAATCAGGCAGGGAACAGCAGGCACCGCAACAATTACCGGATGGACTCAAATGGACGGAACAAATGGTTTTTGGCTTGGCGGCGGAACAGCGGGAACATTATCAACAGCGGCGGGAAAACGGGATGTGGCTACTTTCTGGTATGAAAATAGTATTTATCTGGGAAGTTATCTTAATGGGTAAAAGTTAAAAAAGGATAAAAAGAGGGGGAATAATAAATGATAGAAAGCGCTTTGGAGATTGTCAACGGTGCGGAATTATTAACAAAAAAAGATTTTGAGTCTCTTTCTGTAATTAAAGATGAGTTACTTAAAACATGGGAAACGGTGCAAATCTTCCGTACCCGCACTGAAATGGAAATAAGTGTTCTTGCGGATAATAAACGTCCTACACCAGACGCTAAGTACTGGCAGGCAGTGCGTGAACAAAATGTTATGTTTCAGGAACTTGTAATGCTCTCTTATGAATACCGGAAAAACATGGTGGAAATTAAAAAACTCAAAAGAGATATACTTAAGGAAGATGACGAGATTGAAATAGAACTGTCTCAGATTGAAATAGAAAAGAAACAGTTTATTGCGCGGAATATGGAACGCACCGCCCATGATAGAATTAGGGAAATTCTGGAATGGAGTAATATTAAAACTTCCCTCAAACCGTATCTAAAATATGGTGATGAGAATGTAAATGCTCATCAATTTGAAGCGATGAAGAAAAGGTATGAAAAGGAAGCGGCGCTTGTTACGCAGCAGACTCCCCCGGCGGATGCCAGTAATATACTGGGACTTTGGGACATGGTTAAAAAGGGGAATAAGGGAGATAAAGGTAATGGTATACATCAAATTAAGTAGTGATACTGGTAGTAGAAAAGGAGGAATAGAAAATGGGCGCACCAAGTTATACAGATAATGTTACAGTATTAGCTCCCTATGCCGTGATTAAAGGGGAATCCTACAGAGTTTCCGGCGCAAGTGTAGCTGGTCTTGATTTACGAACAAAAGTAGGCGCATGGTTAAAATTGGCCATCGCTTGTGGTGGATCAACCGCTTTAACCGCCGGGGCAGCATTGTATGCTAAAATATATAGATGTCTAAATGCAGATGGTGTAAATCAGATGAATGGCTCTTTATTTTTTAACGGAGTTCATACTGCCATTGGTAAAGTTTTGATAAATGGTGCAGTTGATGCCGGTGTGCAGTCTATTACCTATGATGGTGCGGCGGGCACGGCATTTGCTGCGGAGAATACAGTATGTATTTGGGGCACCGATACGATTCCTGCTGCATCCGGTGCAGTAGTGGCAAATCACGGAGTGGAATTTCTCAACCTAAGCAAAGGTGTTGCATCACCTTGTCTTTTTAATACACCAACGAAATATGACCACCATGATAATGAAGTCATCACTTTAGCTTCAGCGTGGGATTTATGGCTTCCGGGCGGTTCAGTTTATTCTCTGGTTGCTGATCATCTTTTCGATGCTGCCGGAGAAGCAATGATTTGTGCGGCGTATCTCCAGAGCTTTGATAGTTATTAAGGATTAAGAAATGATATTATCTCCTTACCAAAAACCACCTATCGGCACACAGCTGGATAGAAATCATCCTTTGACCAAAGGGCTGATTGGTTGCTGGATTATGAATGAACGTGCCGGACGAAGATTAACGGATTACTCCGGTTATAATAAGCATGGCATATTAAAAAATATGGTGAATCCTTGGCGGGAATCAGGTTTATATTTTGGGGGTGGAGCTGTTTGTGATTATGTTCTACTTCCCTCTATGTTGCCGAAACCCCCATATACAATAATTGCCAGAGTCAATCCTGTTACTTGTGGAGAGGTTAATGCCGCGAATGGTCTTGTTTATCAGGGAACTGGCTATTATGATATAGGAACTCATTTTGCTCTTGCTAATGATTCTAATTATGTTGGTTTTAAGAATGAAGGTGGAAATGTGGTTAGGAGTAATAACTACGCGGTATCCCTTGGGGTATTTCAGCAATTAGCTGCAACTATTAATGCTGCCGGATGGGCAACACTCTATAAGAATAAAACCGTTCTAATAACAGGTTCATCAGGGACGAATGCCCCAAGTAATAATCCGACATATCTTGGTTTTTGGTATATAGATAGTAGCACAAGATTCCTTAATGGACTTATGGATTATGTTTACATTTACAATCGTGATTTGTCAGCGTTGGAGATTGAATCTATTTACAATAATCCCTACTGTTTTTTTGAAATGCAGCCTGATTTGTATCAATACACTTCATCAATGGCTGCTATTTTGGCTAACCGTGGATTATTTACATTCCATGGGTGAAAAAGGGAATAAAAAGGAATTAAAAAGGAATCAGGGAAACGATTAACTTTTAAGGAGTGTAAAATATGTCCAGCCGGAACCCGAAAGATTTAAGCGATGAAATGTACTATAAGTGGTCTGAATGGGACAAGGTTATGAAGTCAAACAATATTGACTATATATTAACTTGCACCCTCCGAACGCTTGACCAACAAAAAGAACTCTATGCACAAGGAAGAAGCAAGCCAGGCAAAATAGTAACATGGACTTTAAACAGTAAACACCTCACAGGAGAAGCTTTTGATTTTTGTATTATGAATAACGGGAAGTGTGACTGGGCCATGGATAAAAAAGAAGATTGGGAAACAGCCGTGGAAATAGGAAAAAGTCTGGGCCTGTCACAGGTTGTTGATAGCAAAGGACGAGTAAAAGAATTCGCGCATCTTCAAAACTGTTAAAGGAGGAATTTATGGGTATCGAAGCAATATTGGCATTGGTCAGTCTGGTTATTCCACCGGCATTTGATTTTGTTAAAAAGAAGTTCTTAAAACCGTCAGTGGACACTCCAGAGGCCACTTTAAGCGCGTTGGCAACCACCAAACCTGAAGTAATGGCTCCGTACATCACGGCGCAAACCGGGTTGCTGGACGCAAAGACAAGATATTTTAACCGTGATGTTTGCGGTATCCCCGCCCAATGGGTAATAAACCTGAGAGCATCCATTCGTCCTGTTGGAGTCATCGTATCATTTATGATTCTTGGCGTAATGGCTTATTGGGCATTTACCGGAAAGACATTTACCGCAGACGTTAAACCAACCGTTGACGGAGTGCGTTATGCCTGTGTTGTCATAATGGCAAGCTGGTTTGGAGACCGTTTGTCGGAGGGCTAATTTACTTTGTGTCGGGAGGGCAGGTTCCATGGCTTGCAAGGAAACCAACCCTCAGTTTCCGCCTCCCGGCGCTTTTAAAATAACTGAGGGAAATGAAATACTTTGAGGGAGGATAAAATAGTATGTTTAAAGAAATTAAGGTGCACGCGAATTTTAATGAAAGAACAGGGTATGGGGTGCATGCCAGTCGCTTTTTCCCAAAGTTACAGGAATTAATTAAAAGGGATGGAACCGGAGAAGTTCACATATCTTTACTTGATACAGTCACCGCTTCTCAGGTAAATGAATTTCCACCTCAGCCATCCATACTCTACAACGTCTGGGAAAGTACTCTACAACCTGATGAATTTATTCATAAACTTAAAAATTATTCTCAATTATGGGTTGCCAGTGAATGGCAACGTGCGGCATCTATTGCTCAGGGAGTACCGGAGGAATTTGTGAAAGTAGTGCCCGAAGGTGTTGATGGTAATGTATATAAACCAATCGAAAATCAGGAATCTTCTGAAGCATTTGATTTCATTCATGTCGGTCAATGGCAGCCCCGAAAATCCACCGAAGAAATATGCCGGGCATTCCTTAAGGCTTTCCCGAATAAAGAGAATGTACGACTTTATCTTAGTACGGACACATTATTCCCGTCTGATACCTACAATTCCACCGAAGAGAGATTAAAAGCCTATGGGCTGGAAGACCCGCGAATTATTCCAGTTCATTTTGAAGAAAGAGTTGATTATATCAAACGGCTCCAGAATGCTCATTGTTTCGTTTCCTGTGCCCGAAGCGAAGGTTGGGGTCTGCCCATGATTGAAAGTCTGGCATGTGGTATTCCAACAATATTTTCTGATTGGGGCGGGAGCACAGAATACCACGAAGGCGCTATCCTCGTGCCAGTAAAACAATTAATTAAACCTTTCGGAATATACGGTAACTGGGAAGTCCCCGGTCAGTGGTGCGAACCGGATTATGGAATCCTGGTTGAAAAAATGAAAGATGTGTACGAAAACTATTTCAAACACAAAAAAAATGCTCTCAAACTTTCCGACACCATCCGTGACAAATTCTCATGGGATGCGGCAGCTAAAAAGGCATATGATGTGTTGGAAGAATTGCATAAAAACTATAAACCAGTAAGCGTTCCAGTAAGCGTTTCAGTAAGCGTTCCAGTAAAAGAAGTTTCCAATTCTGAATCCGATATTCGTTCCTATGCCTTGAAACATGGTTTCCGCATCACCTCCATGGAGAAGGAATCGTCCTGTTTCGTGATTGGTTGCTGGCCAAATTCTCAGGAAAAAATGGAAACGCTTGTTGAAACAATCACTCAAGTTAAATCCTTCGGCTGGCCGGTAATCATTTCCACTCATTACGCCTTGCCGCCGCCTGTCATGGAAATGGCCGACTATGTAATCTACGAAAAGAAAAATGTCCTCTCCGATGATTGGAGAGCAAATTATTGCCGTACTGGGCAAAATGGCCAACTTGAGACAAAACGTTCAACCATTCCCTATCATTGCGTGGCTTGCCTTAATGCTATCCGCAATGCCGTTGATTTTTGCCATGGGAAATTCGACCGGATAAACTATCTTGAATTTGATTGTGAAGCAGATTTAGATAAATTTATACCCATAGCCTTGTCATCCGACAAACCTTTCACCGGAATCAACTATGAAAATCATGTAATTCGCACTGAGACCTGGATTCGCACCGATATTTTTAGCGGGAAAACAGATTTCCTGTTCGCCGCTATTCCCAAGATTTCTTCATGGTCTGAATATACCGCCGGTATGGTTAATATTGATGCTGAATATGTTTTAGAAAACTGGATTTATAAAAAATTCCTGGAAGTATTTGAACCATCATCTTTTAATATTATCAATTTTGAAGTTTCTAACCGTTTTGACCAGGTTGACCGTAATTTATGGCCTGATGATGTATTCCAATTGTCATTCTTTGAAGGCGCTATGCTGAATATTGCTGGCATATCCAATCGTGAATATGATGTATCTTACAGTATTTCGGATAAAAATATATTTAATCTTGCTCAAAAAGTGAGCATGTGGTCTCGTCCGGGACCAAAATACTATCTCCCATGGATAATTACCGCATCATTAAACGGTGAAGAAAAATATCGTCACGAAATGAACCTGGAGGGTAAAAATGTTCTCATCCAGATGAGTTCCAAAGCTCTTGGTGATACCATAGCCTGGATGCCTTATGTGGAAGAGTTCCGCAAGAAACATAACTGCCATGTCATTTGCTCAGGTTGGTGGCAGGAAATATTTGATTATCCGGAAATTGAATTCATAAAACCCGGTTCCGCAGTCATGAATATTTATGCCGGGTATACGGTTGGATGTTTTGATGATCAACTGGACAAGAATCCTGTCAACTGGAGAGATTGTCCTCTACAAAAGGTGGCTGCGGATATATTGGGACTGGAATATAAACCGGCACAGACGAAGTTAAAGGAAAGTGCAATACCTGTTATTATGGTTAAAAAACCATATATCTGCTTCTCCGAATACTCCACCATGCAAAGTAAAATGTGGAATCGCCCCGGAGCCTGGCAGAAGATTATCGATTATTTGAATCGTCTTGGTTATGACTGTGTGTCTGTTTCTTCCGAACCATGCCAACTTAACAACGTCATCAAACACAATGGCCAATCCATTCAGGCAACTATTGAAGATATTCGTAATTGTGAATTCTATATCGGTCTTAACCACGGGCCAGTCTGGGTTGCTTATTCTTTGGGTATCCCGGCGGTCATGATCACCGGAATCAGTGAAGAGTGGAATGATTTCCCCAATCCTTATCGCATTGCCATTAACAATGAAGTATGCGGGGTTGGGTGCTTTAATGATAAAACTCTGCCTATTAATAGAGACTGGATATGGTGCCCGAGAAATAAAGATTTTGCGTGCACCAGGGAAATTACGGAAACGATGGTGATCAACATGATTGAAAAGATTGAAAAATTGAGAGGTGATAAAAATGCCGGTAAGGTTAACAAAACTTCCAAACGGAAAAGTAAGAGTGTCAACACCAAACGGAATTCATGCAAAAGCAACAACTCCAGAAAAAGCGAAAGCGCAGGAGCGATTGCTTAATGCCATTGACCACGGATTTGTTCCTCGTAAAGGTTATGGGTTAGGGAAAAAGTCATGAAAAAATTAGGTCTTTTAAAAATAGATGCGCCAATCGACCCCCGCGCTCCCGGTTCCAACTACTTGCCCTTTGACGTTAAAGTGGGAAAGGCCGGGGATTATTCCGATACCCGGGAAGGTCGTAAAAAAATGTTTGATAAACTCAAAGAAATAAGAAGTAACAAAAATCCTTATCAGGGAGGTCTCGGAAAATAAATGTCTGATTTGATTGCCAGCATAGGATATTTTAGCGGTATTAATAATGTGGATGAGTCTGTGCGCCTTATTCCTCAACAAATCAATGACTCTTTTAAAACAACCTATTCTCTTCTGGAAGCAAAAAATGTTGATATAGACAATACTTTTATGCTGGCAAGCCGCAAGGGCAGCGCGTTAAAACTTTCCGGCTCTGATATTCATTCAGGGTGGTCTAACGGCAAGGTTGCTTTCTTTATTGACGGAACAACACTATATAAATTTGACTGGGATGGCGCGGCTTATTCATCACGGTCATTATTAACCGGCCTTGCCCGGGGAGCGCGTATGTCCTACGTTGAAGTCAATGACCGTATCTACATGACCAATGATACCTATATCGGATATTACAATAACGGGTCTATGAATAACCTGGCTGTTCCAACGGTCAACTATAAAATGAGTTTGCCTCCGGGGAAATTCATTACCTATATGAAAGGCCAGTTGTTTGTGGCCAGGGGAAAAGTTTTATATATCGCCGATGCGCTTTGTGACCATTATGATATCCGAACCGGGTTCAGGGTTTTCAGTAACAACATAACGATGCTGAAATCGGTTGGCGATGGTATCTATGCAGCCGACGGCAATGTATGGTTTTTATCTGCCGTTGACAGTGGCGTATTAAAAAAGTCAGCAGTATTGGATATCGATTCTATCCCTTATACTGATGTTGAAATCCATGGCAAAGACATCGGCGAAGGGGTGACTGAAGATTTCCTGATATGGACATCAACAAAAGGAATATGTATCGGAGATAGTAAAGGAAACGTTAAAATGCCGACTCTCGGTAAATATAATATGCCGAGTAAAATTACAGGATCGGCGGTAATAAGAAATAACAATGGCAACGTTCATTACGTTGCCGCATTACAATAGGAGGAATAATTATGGCTATACGATTAAGCACGGGAAGGTTTAAATGAATAAATCAGGAATTTGTTACATCTATAATCGGGAAATAAGGAAAGAAAAACTTAACAAAATTAGGAGGATTAATTATGTGCGCTGTTAGATTATCGACAGGTATGCGTAACGGAATGGTGGGCACTCAGGGAATTACTGAAATATTCAATGGCGGCTTTATGAAAATATACACCGGCGGTCAACCGGTTTCAGCCGACTATGCCGAAACGGGAACTCTACTGGCGACCATTGCAACCACTTCCGGGACGGGCGTGAATGATGGCCTTGTTTTCGGCACAGCAGGTAATGGAGCAATTCCTAAAAGCGCCAGTGTGTGGTCGGGTGTAGTTGGCGTGGCTGGAGTTGCCGGATGGTTCAGACTTTATGGCACCGCCGGAACAACAGGAACAAGCGCTACGGAAAGACGGATGGATGGCAATATCGGTGTTTCCGGTTCGGATATGGTTCTGGCTAATACAAGTTTAACCTTGGGCGCAACATTGACCATTGATACGGCAACATTTACTCAACCTGCATCATAATTATAAAGGGAGGTATTACAATGGCTTTACATTTGTCGAAAGCCTTACGGACAAAACTGCTCGAAGGAACTCAGGGGTTAAAGCAACTCTTTGCCAATGGAGTAATGGATATAAGATCGGGAACAATTCCGTCCAACGCTGATTCGGAGGAAACAGGAGTATTGCTGACAAGAATTGTTATTGATTCTGCCACTTTCGGGACGGGTGGAACCGGCAGCGGCACTTGCGGAACAGGATTGAATTTCGGCACAGCAGCCGCCGGAGTTATTACCAAGGAATCTATAACATGGGCGGGCACGGGAATTGTTACCGGGGAATCCGGCTGGTACAGATTCTATGATAAAAATATTCAGATGGGAACTTCGGGGACTTCAGGCACTGATGTGCGGATGGATGGTGTTTGCGCTGAATCCAACGGTGACCTTAATATGGCTGACCTTACTGTTACCCAGGGGGGAACAACGACAGTTGATTCGTTCCAGATAACTTTGCCGTCATATTAATTGTTTGGATTTATTGTTTACCGTTGTATTAATAAGGAGTTAAAATGCCGGATGTTATTCAATCGATATATCTTACCGGAAACGCCAAAGGTGCTCGGGTCTTTATTGCCGGAAACGGTTCTACCCCGACATATGTCTCTTCTGTAACCGTAGTACAATCCGATAATTCTACTCAACTTAAATGTTTAGGGGAATCTTCTTTTTATGTTCCGCCTCTCGGACGCTGGAGTGATGTGCTTTGGTTTGAGGACTCTGGTATTACCGGGGGAGAGCATGCTAATGTTGAAATAACCTCAATAGAACCTATGCCCACCGTGGAATTTAACGAGGAGAGCACCGGACCAATATCCAGAATAGAAACCTATGCCCTGCCTTCTCCCGTATATGGATCGGGAACCTGGTCAGTAAGCAATCCTCTGAGTATACCTCGGAAGGAGGTAGCCGGTGCCGGAACTCAGGATGCCGGTTTATGTATGGGTGGAGGGGGAATTTATAGCGATAGCGCTAGTGCTGTTACAGAGGAATATGATGGTATAAGTTGGTTAACAAGTAATCCTCTGAATACAGCCCGGTATGGTTTAGCCGGAACTGGTACTCAAACCGCTGGTTTATGCATGGGTGGATATACTAATAATTATTCTGTTATTAGTGATGGCACAGAGGAATATAATGGCACAACCTGGTCAGTAAGCAATCCTCTGAGTATAGCCAGAAGAGGTTTAGCTGGTGCTGGTACCCAGGATGCCGGTTTGTGCATGGGTGGATATACTAGTAATTCTGTTATTATTGCTGTTACAGAGGAATATAATGGCACAACCTGGTCAACAAGCAATCCTCTGAATATAGCCAGAACATATTTAGCTGGAACTGGTACGCAAACCGCCGGTCTGTGCATGGGTGGGGTAGATATTAATGATAACAGCGTCGTTACAGAGGAATATAATGGCACAACCTGGTCAACAAGCAGTAGTTTAGCAATAGCCAGATTCGGTTTAGCTGGTGCTGGTACTCAAACCGCCGGTCTGTGCATGGGTGGGAAGGCAGCTAATTATAGCGCCGTCACAGAGGAATATAATGGCGCTAGTTGGTCAGTAGGTGGTTATCTGAATACAGCCCGGTGGGGTTTAGCTGGTGCTGGTACCCAGGATGCTGGTCTGTGTATGGGTGGACAGACAGATAATGCTAGCGATGTCACAGAGGAATATACCAAGGGATCTACTCAACCTGAGGGATATGATGTTACAGGAAAGGGTAATGATGTTGTTTCCGTAACACAATATGGCACCATAGTCGTATCGTCTCAACCCTCTGCCGGAGAGACTCTGACGATAACAATCGATGATAGAATTTACACTTTTACTTTTGTCAATTCCCCGACCGGGTCTGGTTATGATATATTAATCGGCAGTAATACTACACAAACAGCAGCCAACATTGCGACTGCTCTTAATTCATTATTCGGCGCGTTAATTTCCGCCACTTCCTCCGATAATATAGTTACCTATAAAGTATATTCAAATAATCCCGTAACTGTTGAAACAACTTCTTCCGTATCCATAGATACTCCACACGAGGAAATTTTATACTATTCCAACGATGCGGTCGCCACACTCCCGGCTCTTACAGTATATGGCGAAGCGACACAAAGAGGGATTCTCGGCGACATCTACGGACTCCTTACCTTCCCCCGAATGTTCTCTGAAGGGTCAGCCACCCGTTCAAAAAACACAGGAGATACTTATCTTCCCCTGATGACCTCTGCCGGACAGGTATTTAGTTCAACAGGCGATTTATCCTCAACAAACGCGGAAATGAAAGCACTTCTCTTTTGCGGCAGTGACTGGATGGAAACCTTTGCATCAATGATTATCGCCCCTGGAACATGGGACGAAATAGCACTTCAGGCCGTAAAATGGGTTGCTGATCATATAACCTATACATCAGATACAGGACCAGATAACTGGAAAGACCCTGTTCATACTCTTTATGATGGTTATGGGGATTGCGAGGATGGGGCTATTCTTACTTATTCTTTAATCCGCAATATGGGAATTCCTTACAGTAACATCAGGTTTTATATCGGAGAAACATTCGGAGCTGGCCACGGATGGGTAATGTATCGCAGACCATCCGACAACCAATGGGTAACCCTTGACTGGGTTGTCGGTTCTACTTACTGGGACACTATAACTTCAGTTGACAGTCTTACTCCTCTCTATAACTCTGTTCTTGCAATACAGGAAGAAAGTCTCGATTCTGATGATTATGCCTATGGGTCGGCCACAAAATATGTAACCTGTTCCGATGTGGTTACTTTAGCCAACGGAAGGCAATATTCCGATTCCTTAGAGTCATCACCTTATCTTGCTACCCTTGCCGGTTCTTTTCCTTCTTTGCTGTTCAACGCTTATGGCGGCGGGTATATCATCAGAAATTTCCCGTCTTTATTGTTTTCCGCGACGGGAATACTATCTCCGGCAGCCGCGCTGAAAGTATCATTTCCTGCTCTGCAATTTACCGCCATAGCCACCCAGAATGCCCTAGCCAGTATAAATTCAACAATCCCGGCGTTGCAGTTTTCAGCCAGCGGAATAATTTCTTCCATAATTTCTCTTTCCGCTACCTTGCCTTCTTTAATATTCAAGGCAACCGGACTGGTTGGAGATTCCGCCCGGATAACCGGTTCATTCCCATCATTAAAATTTACCGCAACAGCCTATTGGACTGGTAACAATACAATAGACATTGATATTCCCTGTATTCTTTTTAACGCTCTTGCGCATAACTCTGTAATTCTTGATGCGGATGGCCGGAAAATTACAGGAGGTTTGGCGCTGGTTATGAATACCAGAAATCTCTCCATGACTGAATATGATAATTATGGATATAATAGTCTGTTTGAATTTAATGACAAAATATTCGGGACAACATCTACCGGTATCCATGAATTAACCGGAGATACGGATAACGGCAGTCCTGTTTCCTGGCATTTCAAAATAGGGAAAATCGACCTTGAGAAAAATGTTAAAACAAAAGCAAGGGTTGTGTGGTTGTCTTATCGTCCTTCCGGTGATTTAATGTTAACCATAGACGATGGCGAAAACCAGTACGAATATGATGTGGAATCCTATAAACAAATAGATAACGCTGTCCGGATTAAAATCGGGAAAGGATTAAGAAACAGATTTATCCAGATGGAATTGAGAAATGTTAATGGTGAAAGTGTGATATTCGACCATTTAAGATTATTTTCAGACCCGACAAAGAAGAAACGATAGCGGTAAGTAGATTATTATGGATTATTTTGGTAAAAAAAGAAGATACCAGGGCGATGTTCCGGGAGGAAAAAACAGACTTTATTTTAAAGATTCTGCCGGAGATAACTTTATAAAAAAGATGAACCAGATTGAACTGGATGGAACCACCTCCACTTCCAGAAGTTTCGGCGATTATATAAAAATACTATACCATAAACCAGAAGGTTTTAAAGTCAATCCTGTGTTGGTTTATACCGGCCCCGGTAATGACTTTTCCGAATATACATTAAGTGACATTGCCAGCGGATGCGCCCGTTTTTGGGGAACAGTTCCTATGGAAACATTGGATTTTACAAACAAATTACTGCTGGTTCTTCCACGGCCCAAAAGAACACTGACCGCTGATGAACTCGAAAAAGTATTAAAATTCAAGTCAAGAAATAATTGCCGGATTGCTTTATTCTGTGGAAGTGACGAATCTGTCTCCAATCAGATATTGATACAACTTGATTCAAAACTGGAATTTATAGAATATACCAGAACCAGTACTTACACGGGAAGCATTTCCGGATTTGTTATGATAAACGGAGTCAAAACTTTATTCTGGGTTCCGGCGGAAATTAAAAGTTTTATTGGTGTAAGAAGTAATTACTGGTCAACGGCTACGTTGAAAGATTTTGATGGTTACGGTCTTTCTTATTCTGACATAACCGGCATTTCTCCAGTTCTTCCGTCTTTCATGGTTGGGAATAGGCCGGTATGGTTTGCATGGTGGCTTGATACATATGACCATTATATTTATAGTGAATCTATATTTACTATTTCGCACCCATTGTGGACTACTATAAGTTGGTACAGGCGTAGTGACTCCCTTTACCCGTTATCTTATTTTTTATCTATGTATACCGCGACTCTGGCAGAATTAAAAGCATGGTGCGGAGCGAATGTTAATGAACTTCCAATGTATTACCTTAATGATAATAGTTGGTATCCGTCAGAAAAGCCCTTTTTATATGGGTTCTATAGAACTTATACAGAAATAACCAGAGGGACACACAATGGATTTTTAGCGGCGTATGCCGATGGAGAAAAAATAATTGCTATCGGGTTTTATCCGTCATGGTTAAGCAAGGCCATTGGTTTTAATCAAGATATTGGACAAGCATACAAAATAATGTTATTTTCATTATGGTTGCTTTATGGAAAACTTGATTTATATCCGGATATGTTTAATACGGGGAGTCGTTTTACCATGCCGCTTCCTTTTGATTATGCGCTTTTTTAGCATTGGATACCGTGAGACACGGATATAAAGGGAATATATAAAAGGAATATATAAAAGGAATATAAAGGAGAAATTCTATGTCTTACACAGCTGATATTGTTGATTCTTATTTGTCAGTAATAAGAAACTTTGCCGATACCGCTTATTCAAATACTAATCAATATCTTATAACCATGTCGAATTATCTGATTGCAAAGTTACCAATGGAATATGATCCTGCGGGAGAAAAGCTTCCTGATAATTATAACGTAGATGTTGATTTTACTCTCCAGTCTGAACTTGACAACATAGATATGGATGACCTTTCCAGTATAATCGCTCCTGACGATCCCGCTGTTCCCGGCGATCATCCTTTCCCCAATGCCCCATCGTATCATCTCCCGTCCATTCCGGTGATGAGAAATATTATACTTCCCGATTTTGTTGATGGCCTGATAACCATGCCCACCACATTAATACCGGATGTGTCAGTTAGTTCACTGGGAATAGATACTTTGTCCGCAACAAATATTTCCGATGGAGGGTTGGCGCCGGAAGATAATCTTATAGCCGCGATACGAAACAAACTTACAGGTAACATTGTATCCGGCGGCACGATGATTAATCCCGCCGTTGAAAACGATATTTGGAATCGGGATTCCGAAAGGGAAGAACAGGCGCTTCAGGATCAACTGGATAAACTTACTTTACAGTGGGCTGCTTTAGGATGGTCATTGCCCGATGGCTTGCTTGCCGGGTCTTATCTCGCTGTAAACAATGAATATATGAATAAGCGGCTGGATCGTTCCCGTGAAATTTCCGTTAAACAGGCGCAATTAGAGCAGGACGGAATGTTTAAGTCCATTGAACTGGCCAACGGATTTGAAAAAACAATATTTGAAAATTATAATAATTATGCCAAACGTGTTCTTGAAACATCCAAAATTGTTGCTGACCAGACTATACAGATTTTCAAGGAACGCATCAACGGTTATAACTATCTTCTTGAACAATTCAAGGCTGACGTAGAAGGGTATAAAGCCAAAATTCAAGCCGAACTGGGAAGAGTTACTGTTTTTAAAACAAAGGTGGAAGCTCAGGGATTAATTTCCCAAATGAACGAGAATGACATAAAAATATACGTTGCTCAAATTGAGTCCTGCAAACAACTTGTGGATATATATAAAACACAGGTATCCGCCGTGGCAACTCAATACGAAGCGGAGAAGTCCAGAATAGAAGCTTATAAAGCAATGGCTGAAGTATACTCTGTTAAAATAGAAGCTATTACTAAAAAATATCTTGCCGGTGTGGAAAAGTTAAAAGCTTATGTCCAGGCCTATTCCGCTTCTGTTGACAGAGCCAACAAGGTAGATGAACTAAATCTAAAAGCTGAAGCTGCTAATATAGAAGTAAGAATGAAAGAATGGGAAATTCAATTAAAAGAAAAGCATGATTCTATCGGAATGCAACTTGAAGCTATTAAATCAGCCGCACAGATTTCTTCTAATGTAGTAGCTGGAGCTCTGTCGGCAATGAATATTCAGGTTGGTCAAAGTATTGCCGGTCATGAATCAGTTAATCATAATTATAATTATTAAGGAGTGTTAATTATGGAAAATATTGATATTCAGGAATTGATAGATAAAGCAACAAAAATGGCGACAACACCCATTAGTGGAGCGCGGGGAATAACCTCCAGTCAACGTGGACTCATGGGAGACGTAGCAAGATTTGCCGGTGATATTTATGGTGATGACATTACTCGATCCGGACAAAATCTCACAGCGGCAACAACGCGAAGAGGGCAAGATTTGATTTATGGTTTAGGTAAAGAACAACTGGGATTGGAAAAAGAAAAAGTAACTATGCCTTTTAAAAGCGGTTTTGGTTTGGGAATCGATAGTTCTTCCCCCTCTCCTGAAAAAGACTGGAAGAGTATTTTCGGAGAACATTTAAGTTTATTCAATAAGTTGTGAAGGAGGATAGAATAATGGCGGATAAAAAATATGGTCTTGGTTCAAAAATAACATCTATTTTAGGCAGGGCTACTTCATTACCGGTAGGACTTGCCGGAGTTGTTCTTGATACCTTAGGCGTTGAAGGAGCAATGAAAACTGCTGAAGATTATGATAAAGAAACTCGTGATTTTAGAAATCGCGCATGGGGAATAAATGAGACACCCCCTAAAAATATACCAGCGCCTTTACCTGAAAAATTAACTCCTGAAGTTCCTGTTAAAAAAAGTGGTTTACCTCCAGTTCCAACAACCTCTTTGCCTGCAACATCGCCGGAAACATCCGGTAAAGAGAAAAGTTTTGATATCTATGCGACCTTACGTGATCCCAAGGCTATCAACGACAGGCAATTCAAGAAATTTGTGGAACTTTACGGTAGGGAATTGCCCGGCATTGGTTTTATTGAGGATAAAGCAACCGGCAAAGTAACCCGTCTTGCTGAAAAACCTGCGCCTCCTCCCGGAATGAATGTAACCCAGGCCAACGCAGCCGCCAATATGATTACCGCACAGGCTCATGCCAAAACAGCGGAAACTCATGCTGCTAATACTGAATTGGATATAAAAACAAAGAATGACCCAAAAGAAAAATTCTTTCAAGCCGCTGATAAATTATCATGGACAACTGTTTCCGACCCGGATAATCCCGGTCAGGTAAAACAAATTCGTGATTCTGAAGTTGGAATAAAAAGAGCAATAGAAATGGGGTATGTTCCTCCCGGTGGAATGAAAACACCTGCGCCAATGAACGATACCACCATTATCCAGAGATTTATTCAGGATGCCAAAAATAATGAATCCCAGGTCCCGGGAATGCTTCAGGCAATGAAAACAAGAGGGATAGGAAGGAAAAAATTGTTGGATCATGGTATTAATAAAGAATTGCTTAATTACTATAAATATTAATTAGTGGAGTCTTTCTCATGGCGGATTTTTGGGATAAAGTAAATCAAAAAAACACCTCGGGTAATTATTCTGATGATTACTGGAATAAAGTTGCCGGGTCGGGATATGGATTAGAACCTCCTGAAGAACCCTCCAGTAATCCAGTTCGCCGTTTAGTTGCTGACCCATTGGTCGGATTGGCCAAAGGCGCAGCGGTTGGAATACCGGAAACAATAGTCGGCCTCCTAGATATTCCTACTATGGGACATGCCGGTAAGGTTGCTGAAACGGTTTCCAGAGGTCTTGGACTCGGTGACTTTAAGTCAGCCAATGAGATGTTCGATAATCTGTTGACTCCTGAAACCAGAGAAGCACAGTTAAAAGTATCCGAGGCCAAGGGATTTTTACCTACAATCGCAACTGCTATACAGAACCCATCATCCATAGTTCAGACTGTTGCTGAATCAATTCCATCTATGGTCGCTGGAATGAGGGCAGCGGGAGCAGTTTCTAAGTTAATCGGCAAACCTCTTGTAGAAGCTGGAGTTGCTAACCTACCCCGTATTGCCAAAGTTGGTGGTATTGCTGAGGGTGCAATAACTGCTGGCCAGAATATAGAACAAGTCAGACAGCAAACAGAAGAAGGAACATTAACCCCATCTCAGGTTGCAATTAATACATTATCCGGTGTTCTAACTGGTATGATCGGTGTGGCCGGTGGTAGATTAGCCCAAAGATTCGGACTGGAAGATGTCGACACATTATTCACCGGTGGTCGATCCGGTATAGTTGGCGATAAAGAAAAGGGTATATTCAAGAAAGTTCTCATGGGCACTTTCCAGGAAGGCGTGTTGGAAGAATTACCTCAATCCATGCAAGAGCAAATTGCCCAAAACCTTGCTCTCAATAAACCCATTGATGATGGTGTATTTGAGGCCGGCGCTATGGGTATGTTGGCCGGATTCGCTCAGTCTACCGGCGCTAATATTGCCGGTTCAACCATGCGGAAGATGAAGAATGAGTTGGACCCGATTAACCAGACGATTAAGAAAACGGTTGAGGAAACATTAGCTGGGGAATTGAGTGCAATTGGCGGATGGGATAATGGGAAAATAGACGAAACCATTAAACAAATACCCTGGCAGGACTTTACCTTAAAAGGTGAACCGTATCAGGAAGGTGTAACCGTTGGCGAACCTTACGGCGGAGAAATACTAAGACCGGTAAGACCTGAAAAGCCGGAGTCTGCCCTTGACGCTGAATTTCAAACCATAAGAAGAATTGAAGCTCCCCGGAAAGAAGAAAGAAAAATACTTCCCCCCGGCCAGGGCTTTGAATTGGTTGGCGAAAGGGAAAAAGTAAATACCGGCAGGGAAATTAAGGAAATCAAAGAACTCCAAAATAATATTGCCGAACGCGAACAATATATTTCCAGAAGCGAAGCCTTCAAAGGCACGGAAATGTATAATAAAAATGTTGCCAGACTGGAAGAAGACAAAGTTAAATTGCAGGAACTAACGGGGACTATCCCGAAAACCGCAGAAGTAGAGGCAACCTCGCAAGACAAACAACCGTGGGAAATGACGGCTAGTGAGTTTGATGAAACATTTGGAGGTACTGGAAGAATAGGATATGGTTGGATAGAAAAATTAGGTGATGGCAAGATAACAGAAAAACAATATGACGAGGCTGTGCGATTAGCGAAAAAAAATGCTGCCCAAGTATTGCCCGACATCGAAAGTACAAGACAATTTAATAATCAATCAGCAGATACTCACAAAGGAATAATCCGCAATGCCTTATCCGAAGGGAAACCCGTGCCGCATGAGGTCTTAAAAAATTATCCCGACCTTGCAAGACGTTCAGGAATAGCGTTGGAGACCGCACCTTTGCCTCCTGTTAAGACTTCTGCCCCCGGCCAGGAGAATGCAGTAGCAGGACAAAACATAGCAGCGAACGAACTTTTAAAGCAGAAAGAAGTTAATAGAAAAACTATCCAGGAAATGATAAAAAATGGTATAATTACAGAAGATAGTATTATTCGTGGAACTGATATAAAATATATTAAGGCTATTATTAAAAAT